CCTTATCAAACCATTTTTTAATCGTTGCTATATATTTAATACTTCTTTCCATTTTTATACCTCTCTTTTATATAGAATGTCTAATAATTCCTTTAATACTGGATTTGTCAGTATCTCGTATTCGGTCTTATCTTCAATCCATGATGTAATCTCATTTAATACATCACTATCAGATATAACCTTATCTAGCATGTTATCCCAGTTATCCATTTTTATACCTCTCTTTTACTAAAAACAACTTTAAGTATTTTGTTTGTTATATCAAATTTAATTTTCAACAAATGCCATCTTAAATCTTGAGGTCTATTATCATATAAATAATAACCAACTTCTTTTTCAGCATTACTTCTCATTGTAATTAATTTGTTTTTAAACATTTATATCTCCTCTCTTAGTTGTAATAAGTATGGAAGCTAAACCCTCGATTAACTCCCATAGTTATTATAACTTAATCTATTAATGTATTCATTAAAGTTTCACGTTCTTGCTTATTCATATCAGCAAACAAGCCATGAAGTTTATCTTTATTCAATAAATAGACAGGCTGTTTTACTGGTAGGGTTTGAACGCTTGAAGCGTCTAGTCTATCGTTCAAGTCAGACAAATTAATCTTATAATCTAGCTCTCCCTCTAGCCTATCAAGACGATTATTTATATAATGAAGTATATCATCTAGTAACATCATCTTTTCACTAACAGAGCCTTTTAAACTACTGTTATCTATTAACCTATTTATATCAGTTTCCATTTTTATATCTCCTCTGTATTTATGCCACATGCTTTTCTAAAAATATCTTCGTCAAACCTTGAATTATCATGTTCAAATATTTGACATAATACCCTTATTAACCTATGATAATTAATCGTATGACTTAAATCATCTAACAATTGAATATCACCTATTTTTAAATGCTTATTATCTTTTAATACCTTTGCTATAAGTATATAGTCTTTTCTAGTCATGTTACTTTCTCCTTGCTTATTATAAAGAGTTTAGGCTCTCGGATTGAAAGCCTAAAGTTTTTATAACTCGGCCCTAAACAATTCTCCCATTTTATTAAACACTATATTATAAGCGTTGTATAAATCAAAATCTCCCATAGTATAGGGTTTTACTTCGCTAGTTTGTTTGATAGTTTCCATGCAGTTTAAAAGACCGTCTTCTCTATCCATACTATCAAGGACTATATCCAATGCATCACTGATTGGCATTTCCTTTTGGTATTCACTTGGTAGATGTATCATTTATATATCTCCATTTATTTATGCAATATTGCAACCTATTATATTAATGATTTTCTTAGCAATGTCAAGCGATTAGTTAACTTTATTTAAAACTTTGTGTACCTCGTATATTAAGAAAAGGAATATATAAAAACCATGAATACGACTAGGAATTAAAATCATTCGCAAGTGAGAACGAACCTCGCATGGTAATGAGAACCATTCGCATTTAGAAAAGCCCCGAAAGGTCGAAGCCCCCCACCCAAATGAAAAAAACACACACACACAGAATCCCACCCATGTATAAAATTATTATTTTTTCAACATTCCTCGCACACCTACCCAGAATTCGGGCACAATGAATAAAATACTTACACAAACCATGAAAAATAGGGTATAATATTGCTTATATTTTAAGTCTACTAAGCTACTATACCTAGAACCACTCTGATAAAGATACATTGAACCAATATAGTAGTATATATAAATGATAATCAGTAACTTTGTATATATTCTAGGAATACAATAAGCAATTTTATGGTATAATACTTATATGGCAAATAAAGGTAAAATTTCTGTAGACTCTGAAGATGAGATTAGAGAGATAGAAAAAGAATTAGAAGAAGAACTAAGATATGCAGTAGCATCATCTAAAGGTATAGTACCAGCAGATGCTGTAATCAAACTAGAACGCAAAATGGGTAGACCAACTGGTGGACTTAGTGCAGAATCTAAGAAAGCAGGTGGTAAAAAGTCTAGAATCAAAAGAGGACAGACGTATAAACCTACAGATGACGATTATTCTAAAGTAGAAGAGATGGTTACTATAGGTTTAGACCAGCATACTATATCTAAGGTTATGGGTATTAGTAATGCGACCCTGACAAAATATTTTTCACACAATTTGCTAGTAGGCAGAGAGAAACGCACAGCACGAGTTGCAGGTGTAGCCTATGAAATGGCAGTTAGTGGTGAATCTCCTAGTATGACTACGTTTTGGCTAAAGACGCAGGCAGGCTGGAGTCCAAAACATACTGTTGTTGTAGAAGATAGACAGTTTGACATACAATGGGCCAAGGATGAAGCTGATATTGCAGACGCTAACCAAATGCTAAAGGATACTAACAGCAAGGTACACTAATCTATGCAAGAGGAGAGGAAACCTATAGTAATACCCTATACTCCTAGGGAATTACAAAGACATCTACACACTAACCTTAAAAGATTTAATGTTGTAGTATGTCATAGAAGGTTTGGCAAGACTGTATTTGCTGTAAACGAATTAATTAAATCTGCTGTACAAGATATAGGAGATGGTAAAAGAGCACCAAGGTATGCATACATTGCACCACTTTTTAAACAAGCTAAGACAGTTGCTTGGGATGAATTAAAAAGATTATGTGCTGTATTCCCGGATGTTAAATTTAATGAAGCCGAGCTTAGAGCCGACTTCTTAGGAGCTAGAATACAATTGTACGGAGCAGATAATTATGACACGCTTCGTGGAATTTATTTAGATGGGGTTGTGCTAGACGAGTTTGCCCAGATGAACCCAAAGATGTTCTCTGAGGTAGTAAGGCCAGCACTATCAGATAGGAAGGGGTATGCCATATTTATTGGTACACCAAAGGGAAAGAATGATTTTTATGATTTATACCACTCAGCACCAGAGAAGAAGGGATGGGCTAGATTCTTATACAAGGCGAGTGAAACAGGGATACTAGATGATGAAGAATTGGAGCTTGCGAAACAAGATATGGCAGAGACTGAATTTGAACAAGAATACGAGTGTTCTTGGTCTGCTGCACTTAGAGGTGCGTATTATGCTAAAGAGATTGAAACTTGCTATGAAGAAGACCGAGTGGGGAAAGTCCCTTATGACCCGGCTAAACAAGTAATAACGAGCTGGGATTTAGGGGTTTCTGACGCAACCTCAATTTGGTTCTGTCAGTTTGTAGGTAAAGCAGTACACGTTATAGATTATTATGAAAACTCTAACGAAGGATTGCCTCACTATATAGAGGTACTTAATAGAAAGGGTTATCACTATGGTGCACACATAGCACCACACGATATAGTAGTTAGAGAATTTTCTACTGGTAAGTCAAGACGAGACCTAGCATTTGACCTAGGCATAGACTTTCAAGTAGCACCGAAGTTAAAAGTAATGGATGGTATTGATACTACCAGAACTTATTTAAACAAGTGTTGGTTTGATGCGGACAACACTAAGAAAGGACTAGAGGCATTACTACAATATAGAAGTAGTTATGATGACAAGAAAAAGATTTGGTCACAACGACCAGTCCACGATTGGACATCACACGCTAGCGATGCTTTTAGGTATTTATGTGTAACAGATGTTGTGTTTACAGGTAATGATAGTGTCTGGGGCAAGGAACTCCCTAAGACTGATTTAAGTTGGATAGTATAGGAGAAGATATGAATCCGAAATGGTTAGAAAATAAAATACTAGAGATGTCACAGGACATTAAAGACCTTAAAGAAATAATGAAGGCAGTCTCTGCACCACCTCCACCTAAAGAAACAACATACCCTATTAATAAAGGTAAATAATTTATGGCTAAAATGACAAAGAGGGAGCTATCTGCTCACCTAGAGCAAGAGATTAACTCTGCTTTAGGTTACAAAGATGGCAAACTTACAGAGCAACGCTCAGACGCATTAGACCGATACTATGGTAAAAAGTATGGTAACGAGCAGGAAGGTCGTTCTCAGGTTGTCACTAGAGATGTAGCAGATGTAATCGAATGGATTATGCCTAGCCTTATGAAGATATTTACTTCAGGGGACAAGGTAGTACAGTTTGAACCGCAAGGTCCAGAAGATGTTGAGATGGCAAAGCAGTCTACAGATTATGTAAACTATGTCATTATGAGACAGAATCCGGGGTTTACAACAATATACTCGTGGTTTAAGGATGCACTGCTACAAAAAAATGGTGTTGTAAAACATTACTGGGATGACAGCAGTGAGACATTAAAAGAAGAATACAAAAATTTAACAGAAGAAGAGTTTATGGCTTTGCTGTTAGATGATAGTGTAGAAGTAAAAGAACATACAGAAAATGGTGGTGAAGAAGATGTAATGTCTTTACAACCACAACAAGTAACACATGATGTTGTAGTAAATAGAACATATGAAGATGGGCAGGTTAGAATAGAACCTGTACCACCAGAAGAATTTTTAATTGACAAATATGCTAAGACAATAGATACCGCAAGGTTTGTTGCACATAGAGTTAAAAGAACTAAATCAGAATTAATAAAGCAAGGCTATCCTAAGAATAAAATAGAAAATGTATTTAGCAACGATGAAGCTGATTACAAAGCAGAAAGACTTTCTAGATTTTCTCACGAGCAAGACAATTCACCAGAAGGTGATATTGATGATGGAGTCTGGGTTACAGAGTGTTACTTAAGAGTAGACTTTGATAATGATGGAATAGCTGAACTAAGAAAAGTAACGAAGGTTGGAGACGAACTGTTAGATAATGAGGCTGTGGATAGTGTTCCCTTCTCCTCCCTTACACCTATCCCAATGCCTCATAAGTTCTATGGTCTGAGTATATATGACTTAATCTCTGACCTTCAACTAATTAAGACTACACTAATGCGTAACTTGTTAGACAATATGTATCTAACAAATAATGGGCGATATGAGGTAGTCGAAGGACAAGTAAATTTAGATGACCTAATGACTTCTAGACCGGGTGGTATTGTACGAGTGCGTACACCGGGTGCTGTTAACCCTCTGGGAACACCACAACTAGACCAGAACTCTTTTAATATGCTAGGGTATTTAGATAGTATTAGAGAAGAGCGAACTGGTGTTAGTAAGCAGTCAATGGGTCTATCTGAAGGTGGCTTAAAGTCACATCAAACTGCTACAGGCGTAGGTCAAGTAATGACTGCAGCACAGCAGAAGATAGAATTAATAGCTAGAATATTTGCTGAAACAGGAATGAAAGACTTAGCAAACTCTGTCTATATGCTAGTACAAAAATATGAAAAGCCTGAAAAGATAGTTAGGCTAAACAACACATGGACTACTTTATACCCACACGAGTGGAAAGAAAAGATGGATTGTGTAGCACAAGTTGGTTTAGGCTTTGGCAATAAAGACATGAACCTTATGCACTTAGGTAGGTTGTCGCAAACAATACAAATGATTGCACAACATCCACAAGCAGGTATGCTATTAAAGCCGAAGAATATATACAATTTAGTAGCAGAGCAAATAAAAGCTATGGGCATGAAGAATGTAGATGATTTTATTACAGACCCCGGAGATGCTGATGTTGCTCAACAACAAGGACCATCCCCAGAAGAACAAGCTAAACAAGCAGAAGCTCAACTTAGAGCTAAAGAAATAGAAGTTAAGATGCAAAAGATTCAACAAGAATCTGCAATAAGACAACAAGAAATGCAATTAGAAGCACAAATATCACAACAAGATTTAGAACTTAAGAAACAAGAAGCGTCTGTTGATATGCAAATTAAAGCACAAGAGTTGGAAATTAAAAAAGCAGAGCTTGCACTTAAACAACAAGAGCTTGTACTTGAACGAGAACAGGAACGAGCAGTTAAGATAGGGAGTTAAGAATGAACAAGGGAGAAGAGATAGCGAGGGCAGACCAAGCTAAACAAATTTTAGAACATCCTCTTTACATAGAGGCTTTAAGTACAGTAAAAGAAGCGTTGATAGAACATCTTTTAAATACTAAAGTGTCAGAAGAAATAGAAAGAGATAGGTTATATATAACAATTAAAGCATTAGATTTAGTACATCAACATATACAATCAGTGCTTGAAACTGGTAAACTTGCTGAGAAGGAGCAAGAATTTTTTAATTAAGCGTGAGGAGTAACCAATGGATTCTGCAGAGAACACCCAAGAAGTTGTAAATAATAATAGGGCACAAGCAGGTACAACTGCTGATGCACAAAATAAAATCCTAAGTATGTGGGACTCAAAAGAGCAAACCGCAAGCGAGGAAACCGATACCCCTGTAGACGAGGAAGTGGTAGAGGAAATAGAGGAAGCTGAAGAGGTAGAAGAAGAAGCCCCTGAATCTGAAGAAGAAGGACAAGCTGAAGAAGAAACTGAAGAAGAGGTAGCCGAAGAAGAAGAGTATGATGTAGTAGCTGAAGAAGACTTGAAGTATACAATAAAAGTAGACGGAGAGGAATTAGAAGTTGATATAGATGAACTCAAGAATGGTTATCAAAGGCAGGCTGACTATACTCGTAAGTCTCAAGCACTAGCAGAGCAGCGTAAAGAAACAGAAGCAATTCAATCTGAGCGTATGCAGTTAGAGCAAGAGAGGCAAATGTACGCAAATGGTTTACAGATGTTGCAAGAGCAACAAAGTGCCAAGCTACAAGATTTTGAAAAAACTGACTGGAACACTTTAAAAGATGAAGACCCATATCAGTACATGCTTAAAAAAGATGAGTACAGAGACGCACAGGAACAAGTAAACAATGTAACGCAGCAACAAACTCTTATACAACAAGAGCAGCAACAAGCAGCACAAAAAGCTAGAGCACATTTTGTTCAACAAGAATACTCTAGATTAGTTAATGCTTTACCTGAATGGAATGATTCAAGTTCTACTATTAAAAGAGATGTACAAGAGTACGCTAAATCAGTAGGCTTTCTTCCAGAAGAGATTAACCAGTTAGCAGACCACCGCAGTGTTCTTATTATAAAGAAAGCTATGGAGTTTGACAAACTAACAACAAAGGTTGCTCCTAAAAAGAAAGCAGTAAAGAAAGTTCCTAAAGTACAAAAAGCTGGCAGAGGAAATTCAAATGAAGATGCAGCCAATGATGTAGCCAAGAAAAAGCGTGCAAGGTTGAGGAAGTCCGGCAAGCAAGATGATGCTGCTTCCTTATTTTATGATATGCTTTAAGGAGATAAGTAATGCCTTCACAATTTAAAACATACGATGCAACTGCAATCCGTGAGGATTTGTCAGATGTTATCTATGATATTTCACCAACAGATACTCCATTCATGTCCAGCATTGCTGGCAAGGGTTCAGTATCTAACACTCTATTTGAGTGGCAAACAGATGCACTAGCTGCAGCTGTAATTAATAACTACCATGTGGAAGGAGCAGCAGCAGGTACTGCAGCTACTACTGCAACTACTCGTCTAACTAACCAAACACAAATTTCTAAGAAAGTTGTTGAGGTTACTGGAACTCACGAGACAGTTGATAACGCTGGTAAGAAATCTGAACTAGCTCACCAGCTAGCAAAGGCTTCTAAAGAACTAAAACGTGATATGGAAGGCTCACTATTAGCTGACAACGCAGCTGCTGCAGGTAATGCAACAACTGCTCGTGAGACTCGTGGTGCTGCCCATTGGATTACAACTAACGTAGTAGATGCTGGTTCTTCTAGCACTCACGCTGCAATGGTTGAAGCTGATGTTCTTTTAGCTGCGGAAAAAGTATGGACACAAGGCGGTGAAGCGTCAACTATCCTACTTGGTGCAACTAACAAGAAACTAATCACAGCTATGTCAGGTCGTGCTGATGCAATTCGCTCAGTAGCAGATAACAATATGACTATTCAAAACTCTGTAGATGTTTATGTATCAGACTTTGGTACTTACAACATTGTTATGGATAGATTCTGTGACCAAGACATTGTATATTTCTTGGACCACGATATGTGGTCAGTCAACTACTTGCGTGATTTCCAAACAGTGGATATTGCAAAAGATGGTGACTCAGAGAAGAAAATGCTCTTAGTTGAGTATGGTCTACATTGTGGTAACGAAGCAGCAAATGCTAAGATACGCTACACAACTGGTTAATATAACCTAATAACCCACCCTAGGCAACTGGGGTGGTTTACTTTATGACAAGTCCAATTAAAACAGAAATAATATCAAATTTAGATGGAAGCATTACTATTGCTAGTGAGCAAGACGATAGAATAGTTAAGAAATTATCAGACTTAAACAGCAAAGAAAAGTTCCACAACAGAAGCACGCAATACAAAGGTGACTCAGTAATGTCACACAAAGTAGCAAGCATACCCATGATTGTGGTAGAGCAGATGATGCGAGAAGGAATATGGGGAAATCAAGAAAGAATGAAAGTATGGATGAACGACCCAGCCAACGCTATGTGGCGAACTACTAAAGGAAAACTATAATGGCATTAGGTACATTTACAGAATTAAAAGACGCAGTAGCAGATTGGTTAGACAGGTCAGACTTGACTGCAAGGATACCAGATTTTATTGCACTAGCAGAAGCTAGGATTAATAGAGAATTACGAATACGCCCTATGGAAGTTAGGAGTGTAGCATACACAGCATCTGGGCAAAAATATTTTAACTTGCCCGGTGGTTATTTACAAATGCGTAACATTCAATTAAACACAAACCCTACTGCAGCTCTTGAGTACATTACACCAGAAATGTTAGACAGGTTGTATGGAAGCAGTGCTACTGGTAAACCTAGAGCCTACACATTAATAGGCGATGAAATACAATTAGCTCCTGTACCCGATTCAGCTTATGAACTTGAAATGGCTTTTTATGAAAAGTTTACACCCTTGGGTAATGGTTCTGCTGGTACAGTAACAAACAACTGGCTAACTGAAAATGCACCAGATGTGTTATTGTATGGTGCTCTTATGGAAGCAGAACCTTTTATTAAAAATGATGAAAGAGTTCCTGTGTGGTTAAATGGTTACAGCAACGCAATAGATAAATTACAAAGACAAGATAAAAGAGATAGACATTCTGGCTCTACATTAAGAGTAAGAAATATATACTCTGGAGTTGAAGGCTAATGCCACAAAGCACTTGGTCAGCAGATTCATCAGCTTGGTCTAACAACAGTTATGTATGGGCCAATACTACATATTCTGATACTGCAACATTAGCAGCCAATACTACACAAAGCAATGTTGGATTGACTGTATATCCAAACACAGCAACATTAGCTGCTAACTCTACACTGACAAGTTCTGGTGGTTTTCAGCTTGTAGGTAGCATAGTTTTAGGTCTTTCTAGTGGAGTTGCAAGTTCAACACAACAAATATTTGTAGAATCAGTAACACTAGCATCAACAGAAAATTTAACAAGTATTGGTAACAAACTTTATGTAGATTCTATAACTTTTGGAACTACAGTAAATATACCTTTAGCTGGAACAACAACTTGGAATTTAGAGACTGCGGTTTGGTCAGGTGCAGGTTCTCTTGTTTGGGGAGGCAATCCAACAAAAGTTGCTATACCAGTAACAGCTACATTAAACCAAGTTATTTCTGAATTAGCTGGTGGAGAAGATGTAGAAAAAATTGCATCTGCAATATTAGGATTAACTTCTGGTGCTACAGCATCTGGTCTGCTTAAAATGCCGGGAACTGTTACACTAGGCAACGAACAAAATATGAAATTTAATATAAATTTTGAAGAGAGTATATCCCTTGGTGCAACTTCGGGTACTTCTTCAGACAACAACTTCTTGTGGAATGACGAAGCAGAAGACACTGGTACTACTTGGACTAAGGTAAGTGACCCAGACGAATAATAATAACACTCTAAAGGAGAGAAAAAATGACATTAGATAATGTAAATTTAGGGCTGGCTAACTTCTGGAAAGTTACTTGCCTAGACAAAGATGGAAATGTAAAGTGGGAAGAAAATAAAAAAAACTTAATTACTACAGTAGGTTTAAATCATATTCTTGATGTAGAATTTCACGCAGCAACACAAGTAACAACTTGGTACATAGGATTAAAAGCAGCTGGTACTCCAGCAGCAGCAAACACTATGTCATCACACTCATCTTGGGCAGAACTAACAAACTATTCTGGTAACAGAAAAGAATGGACAGAAGGTGCAGCTTCAAATGGTAGTATGACTAATG